CCCCGATAACGGTTGAGAACAGAAAAGAAGACCCGGCACTTAGCAGTAAGACGACCCCCTCAACGTCCAACCTGACACACACAGGAAAAATGGTGGACAGCATAAACTATAAGGCCACCACGGGGAAGGCGATAGTAAAGCTTCAAAAGCCGCAGGCAACGAAGGCTAAGAAGAATATAGAATTAGGTCGTAGATTTATGGAAGTTAGCGACAAAGACTTAGATAAGATAACAGATATCATCGGCAAGAATATAGAAGCCGAAATAAACAAACTCAAATAACCCGGTTGTGCCGGAAGGAGTAAAAGAATGGAAGACAACGACAAGAAGCCCGATAGTGTCGAGCCGAAAAGTCAGCCTGCTGAAGGTGTACCGACGCAGGAAGCTGAATTTGTTGCGCGTAAAGCATACGAGGAAGTGTCTAGTGACATGCACAAGTATAAGCAACGCTATAAAGAAGCCCAAGCCGCGAAGAATGAATATGCGACTAAGCTGAAATCAATTGAGGAAGAAACCTTGAAAGATCAAGAGCGTTGGAAAGAACTTTACGAACAGGGAAAGGCTGAAAAGGAACAACTAATGGCTGATAGAGATAAAGAGAAACAACTCTACTCTAAGTCTGTGAAGCTTGCCGCGCTGAAGGCGCAGTTGGGCGGAAAGATTAAGGATGAGTACCTCTCTCTAGCTAATGTATCTGGCATACAACTTAACGAAGACGGAACACTTAGCTCTGATAGTGTACACGAAGTCGCTAACGCGTTTCGCCAAGAACACCCTATGTTGATCCCCCAGGAGGCTTCAGGTAATGTTACCGGACAAGCCCCTACGAACTCTGCAATTAAAACCAAAACTCTGGATGATATGAGTATCGACGAGAAGGTTGAACTCTTAACCCAGATGAGCCCTAATAGGAGAAAATGATGGCTTCATTTACCACAGCGAATACTGGTGATACAGAACGCGAGATTATATCCAGTATCGTTCAAGAACAACTTTTACAAGAAACTAAACTACTTCACACTGTGCGAGACGTATCCAGCATGGTCGAAAAGGGTATGAAGACGCTAGAATTGCCCCGCTTTGACAGTCGGTTTGCAGGTCCTGCTACTCAGAACCCTGATGGCGAAACTCCAGTTACTGCCCAGACTCTTGATCTGGCAACTGACGTTTTAGCGCTTGACCAGTGGAAGAACTTACCATACAGAATCCCGGATAGAATTGCTATGCAATCAGCAGTTCCTCTCCAGGCTGAGTTGGCTAAGTCTGCTGGTAGCGAAATGGCTATTTATGTAGATCAAGAAATTGCTGCTCAACTTAAATTGGCTGCTGATGGAACTGGCGGATTGCCTGACCATATCATCCAAATGAGTGGTACTTCTAACCTCGTAATCACTCTGGGAGATATTACTGAAGCTCGTCGTCTATTGAATGTTGCTAATGTTCGTGACGATGGTAACCGTTTCCTTTCTATCTCTCCTGAGCAAGAAAAGGCCATGTTGAATATCGATAATTTCATCAAAGCTAACGAGTATGGTTCTCGCGAAGCTTTACTTAACGGTGAAGTTGGCCGAGTGTTCGGTTTTCGCGTAGTTGTTTCAAACTCTTTTTCCGGTGCCGAGGCAGTGGCCTATCATAAAGATTGTGTCGCTATTGGTTTCCAAAAAGGCGTTGACTTCGAAGCTCAGAGAGCTGATGTTACTATTCGCGCTACTGACTACAGTTATGCTGTTGGTTGGGGACGTACTGTTCTTGAGCAGGGCGTTAAGCAAGTATATTTGAACGCTACTGGATCTTAATCCTTTAGTTAATTGGGGCCTGGCTTCGGCTGGGTCCTTTTTTGGAGATTAGATGGACCATCAACCCCCCGCATCATTAGAAGCTAAGACAAAGCAAGAGTTGCGAGCAATTATAAGAGCGAATAATAGAAGGCACGGGTTTAGATTCCATTATTTTGATTTCTCATACGCACAAGGGAAATGGCATTGTTGGTTCGAAGTTAGCGAAGCTGAGCTAGCAACAAAAAAGGCAGAAGATGAGCATCTCAAACAATAGGCAGGACCGAGACAAGGCAGCTTATATAGAGAACCCTGATGACCAGGGCACAGACAGGCGCGTCCAAGATCTTGTAGGGAACGATCTTCTTCAAGACATTGTAAACGCACTAGCGGGAGCCTCCGCTGCAACGAAAACCATACACGATAATGGTACTGTTGGGACTAGCAACATACAGGTACCAAGCACACCCGGAGGAAAGATTCACTCCATATTGATTAAAAACAAAGAGTCCAATCCAGCCGACGCTATAATTAAAGTAAGCTTTGACGGCGGGACCGAATACTTTGACATACTTAATAATGAAAACTTTACTATAGATGTAGCAAGTAAACCAACACAGATAGATCTGATCGCCACCGAAGCTGGCGTAGAATATCAGATTCTAATGAACACGGAGTAAAGATGGCATCAATTGGAAACGCCGTTATTGCGAAACTCAAGCTATGCGTCAAGCACCTAGTTACTAAGAGCATAACTGTGGCTGATGGCGAGACCTGCTTTCATTCAAATACGATGATTCAGGCAGGCTCTAGTGTTACAATAAACGGAACCGGAGAGTTCATCATAATAGGGACGGGCGGATAATGGCTAAGTTAACTTTCGAAAATGTATCATCAGTACCTACCCCGGCAACAGGCAAGACCGCCATATACGTAGACTCTGCTGATAAGCACACAAAACAGATCGATGACACCGGGGCAGTAATAGACCTTACTGAAGAAGGTAACAATGATAAGGTTAAGGCCTCATCAAACGACTCCACCGCAGATTACCTTTTGAACAAAGTTGTTGCAGCAGACGAGTCGAACTCCTCTAACATTTTAGAAGTAAAAGAAGTAAACGACGGCGGGGATGAAGACCTCAAGATAGCAATAGATGAAACTAAGATAGATCATGATAACTTAACCAACTATGTAGTAGGAGAACACACAGACGCACAAGTAAAGGTGTCCAGTAACGACAGCACTCCTGGGTATCTGGAAGACAAGATAGTAGTTGGCGATGGATCTAATACTTCTACTGCCCTAGAAAAAACTATATTAAATGACGGCGCTGATGAAGACGTTCAGATACAGTTTGACGAAACTAAAGTTGACCACGACGCTTTACTTAATTATGCCGTTGAGCAACATAGAGTCATAAATGACGTAAGTACATCGACCACCGAACTTTTTAGTGCGGATAAGATATTAGCTTTATTCACTGCATCATTTCAAAATAGAGACCACAAAGATTCGGTTCTCACGGTATCAACTTCAAACATTACTTTATCTGGAGAGCAAACTTTAAACGGAGTCTTAACGAGCGCCTCTCGGGTTGGTGTTGTTGGACAGACTGACCCCATTGAAAATGGAATCTACGTATCAGACTCTGGCGCATGGACTCGAACAGACGACGCCGACGGCGATCCTGAAGTAACCAATGGATTGAGTTTTTTCGTTGCAGATTCAACTTCGACTAAATTGGGTTCAGAGTACTTACTGATAACTCCTGATCCAATAGTTGTGGACACCACAGGGTTGACCTTTATAGAAGTTCCCCGAATTGAATTGGGGACAACCTCAGGAACCGCTGCCGAAGGTGACGATTCTAGGATTCCCGCACAAGATGAGAATGATGCTTTAGTCGGTACTAACGGAGCCCCGAGCACGTCCAATAAATATGTCACAAATTCTGATCCAAGAAATTCAGACGCCAGAACCCCAACTGCCCACGAAAGCACACATAACGAAGGTGGCTCTGATCCATTAAAGTTAGATGACTTAGCTATTCCTGATGATAACACAGACCTCGATGCGTCCACTTCTAAGCATGGACTAATGCAGAAATATCCAGGTGGAACTAGCGACTTTTTGAGAGGCGACGGCACATTTGCCGCACCTCCAGGAGCAGCTAGTCCCTTGACTACAAAAGGTGATTTGTTTGGTTTCTCCACGGTAGATGCTAGAGTTCCAGTAGGCACGAATGGACAAAGGCTTGAAGCTGATTCAACAGCAGCTTTAGGTGTTAAGTGGGCAGATGAAGTCGTTCCTGCTCCTGCCTGTTATGGAAGTTTGTCTATGGAAGGTAATTCTACAGCTACTACTATTTCTACTCAAAGCGTACCAGTAAAGGCAGCAGGCACAACAACAGCCGAGCTTCTACAAGACTTCACTCACACAAGTAATAAACTAACCTACACTGGTACTGATACTGCTAAATTCTTGGTGAATGTTAGTATCTCAATACAAGCTGGTATTAACAACGATGAGTCTTTAGCTGTTTTAGTATATAAAAATGGAGTCCAAGAGTTTGCTGAAATAGTTGATACTTGTAAGAAACTATCAGACGACAAGCCAGGGCAGCCTAGTAATACTGCGATTGTTAGTTTAGCTGAGAATGATTATATCGAAATTTGGGTAGCTAACAATAAGTCCACTGAAAATGTTACAGTAAAACATATGAACGTAACAATTACTTCTATTGGAGGCAATGGCGCTCAAGGCGCTGATGGAGCTACTGGAGCTACTGGAGCTACTGGAGCTGGCGCGAATATCATTGTTCAAAAGGATGATGTAACAGTCGGAACTGTGACAGACACACTTAACTTTGAAGGCTCTGGTGTTTCTACCGTAGTAGACGAGGGGTCAGATAAAACCACAGTTACAATTACTGGTGGCGGTAGTGTTGCTCAACTCTTTGATTTCGGCTCTAACGAAGTTATGTATCCCACTAATATGTCAGGTACAGCCTCGTCAAGAAACGGCCATAGCATAATTGATTTTGATGACACTGACAACGAGGAAGTAATTTTTGAAGGCGTAATGTCTAATGATTATTTAGACGGTAATATAAGTATTGATATTTTTTGGACCGCAGCTTCTACAAGCGGAAATGTTAAGTGGGATGTAAGTTTTGAGAGAATGAACGGAGACATCGACACCGACTCTTTTGCTGCTGTTCAAACTGCCACGGCAGCTCCAGACGGAACATCTGGAATTATCAAGAAAACAACTATTGTATTTACTCAGGCCCAAGCCGATTCAATAGCAGCGGGAGAGCTTATGAGGATTAAAGTCGCAAGAGACGCAAGTGCGGGAGCCGACACAATGACGGGCGACGCAGAACTGCTTCGAGCGGTAGGGAGACAATAAATGAGTAGACTTTTTGATGAGAATAACTCTAATTATTTGTCTGCGAGTAGCGCAGCTTTACCCGACGCGCCTTTAATGATAAGTCTGTGGTTTAGAGTGACAGATTTAAGCACAACAAACGATCAAGTTTTATTCAATATCGGAAAAGCGATTGGCACAAAAGGCTACCGGATTTTTATTGATATTGCCCGTACTGGAGATTTAAAACTAGCTTGGGAAGTAGAAACAGCTACAGAAAGTTGGGACATAAAATCAATATCGGCTTTAAACGAAAACCAATGGTATCACGTCGCAGTTAGAGAAATAGCTTCGGACGCTAGACAATTATGGTTAGATGGCGTTTTTCAAAATGGAAACAGTACAGATCTTGATCCGGGAGGTCTTGACGTAACTTACATTGGAAAAGATGTTTCTTATAGCGATCCATTTGCGGGGGATATATCTCATGTTGCGCTTTGGAATACTGTTCTAACCGAAATTGATTGTAAATCATTGGCGGCAGGTGTTTCGCCGCTTCGAATAAACAGAGGCGGATTAGTTAATTACTGGCCACTAAACGGACAATCACCAGAAACGGACATTGTAGGCGGCTTACATATGACAGTTAACGGCTCGCTCATAAGGTCTACTAACCCCCCAAGGGTAAGGCAACCAATGAAGGCAGGAACGTAAGATGAGCGTTGAAAACAAACTAGATAAATGCCTGGAGTCCATACACCGCATAGAGTTATGTCAAGTTGAAATTAAGGCAGATTTAGAAAGAAACACAGATGACGTAGAGGAGCATATAAAGCGCACTAACCTCCTTGAAAAGAAACTATCAAAGGTTTACACATTCGCGCTGATTGCTGCTGGCTTTGTTGCAGCTAAATACGGAACTGACGTTTTTAAAATAATTGGAGCTATGTTATGATTGACCCCCGCACAGTACTGACAGTAAAGCACGATGACGATAGTTCTTTTGCTGACTACAGCGAGAAGGCTAAGGACTACCTTAGAGACACCTTCACTATTGAACTGATTGCCGCTGAAGACTACCTCTATCTGGGATACACTAAACCCTTCGGCTCCGCCTACGTAGAATTAGAAACTCCAAATGTTAACGCCAACTCGCTAACTGCTGAATACTGGGACGGAGCTACATGGCAGAGCATGGACCTAACAGATGAGACTGAGGGCTTCACCCGCTCGGGATACCTCATGTGGGATAAAGAGCAAATGGTGGACGGGGAGACAGTGGCCGTAGACAGCGACGACAAGTACTGGTTTAGAATACGCCCTGACGCCGATCAAAGCTCTACTGTATTTAGAGGCATCAACCTAGTGTTCGCAGATGACGCTACGCTCAAGCAAGAGTTCTTCGAGATCGATAATACTAATATGCTACCCCCAGGCGAATCAAGCCACATCAGCGTCCATGTAGCTTCTAGAAACTATATCATACAGAAGCTTCGGAACCTAGGATACATAAAAGACGACTCAACTAGCGGGGATATGATTATAAACCAATGGGACCTCATGGACATGTTCGAGATTAGACAAGCCGCCGTCTACTTGGCGCTTAGTAAGATCTTCTTCAATCTATCAGACGACCCGGAAGACCATTGGTGGGCCAAATACAGGGACTATCAAGACAAGTTTGAGAGCGTCAAGTGGCCTGCTCAGTTAACAGTAGACATAGACAACGACGGGGAGACAGACCCTGATGAACAGGCGGCTCCTATTAAAGTCGTTAGGTGGAGAAGATAATGTCAGATGTGATGAGAGATATCACAAATGCTATGGAGACTGAGATCCAAGCGGAACTCGGTGTCTTATACAAGAAGCTAGCCTACGTCGAGGATGTCAGTAAGAACTCCCTCCGTACTAGCTCAGATCGCTATGGAGTTAGAGCCCTAGAGTCTAGTCAGATTCCGGGGGTTACAAAGTTCACAACTTATACCCAGTCTTATGAGGTTGTACTCTCAAAGGGCTATGTCCAATCAAACATCGATGATACAGAGCAAGTCGATGCTTCATATGACCTCAGAGCGTTATTATTGGATATTTACACGCGCCTAGTACAAACCCACGCTGGGCTGCCGTTAGTTGTTCTCAATATATTCAACATGGTCGCCGACCAGCCCGAGTATTTAGTGGACGAGAAAGTGGTAGTAATCAGAGCAACTATGGATATAACATATAGGTTAACCTTATTATAGGAGATTAATTATGGCTATTGCTGTTAAAGACAACACGGTATACGCCGTCGAAGTCGAAGACACGGAAGGGACTTACAAAGCCCCTCAGGCTGATACTAGCTTCGTTCAGACCCTCGCCGATGGCGCGGAAATGACACCAGCTAAGGATTTGCTTGAAAGGAATATTTTTAACGGAAGTATCGGAAAGACTACACCTAGAACCGGGACTCGTTCTGTTACTGGCGCTATGCCTGTTGAGATGAGAGCTAGTTCTACTGAAGGAGATGCTCCTGAGTATGATGCGCTTATGCGTTCAGCTATGGGATCTCGTCGGCAGGTTACTGCTACTACAGCCGATGATACAGATGCAGGCGGTCCTCATACGACTACCCGGATCTATCTATTGGACGCTGATGCTAGTAAGTACAGTGTAGGCGACTGTGTAACTGTCCAGGTTACTGGCGACTACCACACTAGTCCTGTAACTGCTGTTAGCAACACCCCCGGCGATGTCTATGTAGACTTGCTGATTGCTGCTGATAACGCTTTTACAGATGGCGATGTTATTGCTGCCGTTAGTACTTATGTAACTGCTGATAGCGGACACCCATCACTGTCCATATCTAAGTATGTCGAGACGACTGTATTGGAAGCGGCAACAGGCTCTAGAGTTAACTCTATGTCTCTTGAAAGCTTTACTACTGGTCAATTGGCTAACTGGAATTTCGGGTTTGAAGGACTATACTCTGATCGGACACTTACCGCGCAGCCCTTTACTCCTGCTTATAGCGATGCACTGCCTCCGATCATATTGAGCGCTTGCATATACCAGGATACTGTTCAGCTTCCGCTTAACGAACTAGGCGTCACCTTAGAGAATTCATTAGGTTTTGCTACATCAACATGCTCTGAGAACGGTCGTATTTCTGGCCGAGCCACCGAGCGTACTGTTGCGGGGACGATGAATCCTTATAAGCAGGATGATAGTGTAGCTCAATTCGATAAGTTCAACGACAACACCGAGTTCAGCATCTTTGGATCTGCATATATTCCTAGCACTACTGCTGGTGAGTATGGACAGGTTGTAGCTTTCTACATGCCCAACTGCTTAACTGTTGAAATTGGAGAAGCCGATCAGGATGGACTGTTGCAGGACGCTATTGCGTTTGCTGCTGGTCGTGGTTCTGATGGAACTAGCGAAGAGATTTACATAAGCTTTTCATAATCTAACCCAGGGAAGGAGACCCCCATGGCAAAGATATACCGCACTACGGATAGGATCCCAGTGCAAGTTGACGATGTAATCATTACTTTATCCCCTCTTAAATATCATGAGAAGGCTGAGATTCAAGCCTGCGTGATGAAGGGGGACGCTCATGGCGCTACACAAGGCGCAGCATTAGCCCTCAAGTACTCCATTAAGGAGATCAAGGGCGTTGAACTAGAAGACGGAAGCGAGTACAGTTTAGACTTAGGACCGGAAGGCAACCTAACCGAAGACTGCATAAGCGACCTGCTAAACCTCCAGGTGTTTGACAAGCTGATTGCGGTGAGTCTAAACCTGCTTAACGGGATCCCTGATAAGTTTGTGGACCTTGCTACAGGTAAGAAGATCACTGGGGTTGAGATAGTGAAGGAGAAATCCGGAAAAAAGAAGTAGAGGATAGTTGGGACCTCGGAATCTTTTGGCGCTACATTTACTACCGCATCATTGATATCTCTTCATTTTCCGAGTACGATTATATACAGCTTGTAGGACAATATCAGGCTATCCAACACGAACCAAAGGTTGACAGTCGTATCCATGATAGAGGGTACAGTCCAGAGGCCTTGAAGCAACTCGAAGAGCAATTAGGTAACAGGCGGAAGGTAACTGAGTTACAGAGTCTGAACCTGCTTTTCAAAGGGGACCTAACCCGGTTCCAATATTCTTACTTTGGGTACGTCCTTACCCTGTACCAAGCATACCACTCGAGTGGCGTGTTACCCTTTCCGGGCTCTCTAGCTGACCAGCCAGCACAAACAATGGAAATAATAAATACCTTGGACGCCCTGCGGGGAGAAGAAGAACAAAGGATCCAGGAAGAGACCCAACGACAAACTAAACGGGAAAAGAATGTCAGACGTTAATATTAAGATACAGATCAATGCTAAACAGGCTATAGCTGCGGTTGATAAACTGAACCGTTCGCTGGGCGGACTGGATAGAAAAGTTGGCGATACTAACCGAAAAATAGATGGTTTTGGTACATCTTTAGGAAAGGTAGGTAAGATAGCTTTATCGTTTGCTGCATTTAAGATAGTACAAATAGGCTTCCAGGCAATTACTACCGCCGTAGGCGATTCAATTGATGCATTTGCTGATTTTGAAACAGGCCTTGTCGGGGTCGCTAAAACAACAGACCTGGCAGGATCGTCGCTGGCTGAGTTTGGCGCATCAATAGAAGACCTCTCTACAGAAATCCCCGTAACAGCAAAAGAATTACTGAAGTTAGCCCAGGTTGCTGGGCAATTAGGCATACGTGGAACTGCAAATCTTCGGAAGTTTGCCGAGACAGGAGCCAGGCTTGCTGTATCGACGAATTTGGCAGGCGAAGTCGCAGTTAAATCCTTATCACGAATTATAGGGGTTACGAAAGATAGTCAAGAAAATGTAGACAGACTAGGATCCTCGCTTGTTCAGTTAGGTAACACATTCAAAGCTGATGAAGATGAAATACTAAATGCCGCAAGAGCGTTAGCTCAGTCAACTGCCGGGCTTGGTATTGCTTCAGATGAGATATTAGGTATAGCGGCAGCTATTAAAGAAGCCGGTCTGGGTTCTGAGAAAGCAGCTACCGCGGTAGGTAAATTATTTACTGATTTTGTTAAAGGAGCGAGCCAGGGATCAGAAGAAGCTAAGGAATTTGCTAAACTATTAGGTATTTCTCTAGACGATCTTTTAACTAGAATTGATGAAGACGCCGCTGGAGTCTTTGGTGACTTTATAACACAGCTAGGGTTAGGTAATACAAAAGCAACAGAGCTGACTAAGACTCTTGATAGTTTAGGTATAAAAAACCAAAGATCAATACAAACCGTTAGAGCCTTAGCTAGTATACAAGATAGACTTAACATTGCTCTTGACTCATCCAGAAAAGCATACCAAGAAAATACCGCACTATTAGACGAATCAGAGAAGGCATTTGACACGTATAACTCCAGGGTACAGACAGGCCTAAACGGATTCACTGCTCTAGGTCGAGTGATTGGGAGTTTTGTTTCCGGGCCTCTCGGAAGGCTAATATTAAGCACAGGTAAAGCCGCTGAAAATTTAGGATTATTACTAGAGGCTGTATTCGGTGATAAAGCAAGTTCGGAAATAGCACAAAATAGACTTGAGCTGGAAAGATGGCAGAAAGAACTAGACAGCGCTAATGCAACAATAGAAGGCTCAAAGAAACTACTGAAAACTGAAACCAGGGATGGTTTTATAAACAGAGCTATTTTCTTCATGGAGCAGGCAGAGTTAAAGGCGGCTAGGGCTAAAAAAAGAATAGAGGAATTAAAAGAAGCAACAGAAACAACCGGAGGCGCTATAGCAGGCCCTGAACAGGGCAAGGACGATACTGCCGGTAACGCCGCGAAACAAAACAACGCCTTAGAGATAGAACTTCAGCGTAGACAAGAAATCATCAATAACTTTGTAGCTATCAGAAACGAACAAACTGAAGAACAGACACAAGAGGACTTGCTTGTAGAAGAAGCTAGATTTGACAGCGAACTAGCTCTGCTTGTTGAACAACTAGGCGCAGCAGAAACGGCTAGAATACTCGCTCGCTCCAGAGATCTAGAGGCCCAGGGTAAACATAACCAAGCCGTTGAAGTTTTAAGACAGGCTAATATAAAGGCAGAAGAGAACGCAGCTAAGACTAAGGTGCAGTTAGATAAACGATCCGCACAACAGCGAATTTCTATTGCAGATAATTTAGGAAATCTAATTAATGCAATTGCAGGCAGGCAGACAGTAGTAGGGTTTGCTTTACAAAAAGCGGCGGCTGCTGCCCAAGTAATTGTAAGTTCCCTGCAAGCGGAAGCCGCGGCTCTAGCCCCTCCTCCATTAGGATTAGGTCCGGTTGCGGGTATTGGTCTGGCAGGACTTATAAAAACTAATAGAAATATACAACTAGCGACAATAGCTGCCACCGCTATAAAGGGATTTCAAAACGGAGGGGTCGTTGGCGGAAATTCTTTCTCAGGAGACAATGTAGTCGCTAGGGTTAACTCAGGAGAAATGATCTTAAATCGACAACAACAAGCGCAGCTTTTCACTCAAGCTAACGGGCAGGGACAGCAACAGGGAGGCCCGCAGGAAGTAGTCGTACACACCACGGTTGAATTGGACGGGGAGGCTATAGGGGCATCTGTCAGTCGCCAGGTAGCCGATGGTCTTGAATTAGGAAAGGTTGTATAATGAGCGGTATCTATTTTTTATCTGAAAACTATAATGACGTAGCTGATCTAAGCATAACTACCGGAACGGAGAACGCGCAGTTCCCTCTGTCCAATCTACAGAACGACGCTACTGTTTACAAGTTCCGTTCAACAGGGAACACTGTAGTCATCGAGATGGACCTACTCCAGACAAGGGACCTCGACACCTTCTCCATTACAGGGGACGCCAGCGGAACATTTGATCTTACATCAGTTGTTATTAAGACATCAGTGACCACAGACTTCTCTAGCTCTACGCCCGTCCCGTGTCCAATCTCTGCCGAGTACAACATCGGGTACGTTTTCTTCACCGAGGTTTCTCATAGGTTTGTTGAGATCACTGTTACTGGAAACGGCAGCTACTCAGAACTAAGCAACATCTTCATCGGTAAGGCAATAAACCTCCCATACAACAGTCTCTCTACGAACTCGTTTAGATATCGATACAAAGACCAGTCTAATGTCAAGCGGAACCGCAACGGGCAGAAGTTCATCGACGAGCGCTTCCAAGTGAAGAACATAGTTGGAACCATAGAATTCGTTAACACCACGGAGCTAGATACCCTAGACAGCATCTATAACTGGCACGGTAGAAATAAACCGCTCTGGGTTATAATCGATCCTGACGGAACAGCCTTTATTGATTCCGAGTACAAGCTCGCCATGTACTGCTACTTCAATGAGCTACCTGGGTTTCGCTCCGTAGGCGCTAGGCACTACAATAGCAGCCTTGATCTAGGGCAGGTAGTATGAGCACTCTCCTTCTTGATGAGCTCTATGACGGCGTTGTGTTCCCTCAGAACTTCAAAGTATCGAAGAGTATGAACGGAGCCCACATACGCCCATGGATCTATAAGCAGGGTACTCTAGCAGATGGAGCCCTCACCTGTAGGGTGTATGAAGGAGCAACGCTTCTATCAACGAAGACCATATCCTTCAGCGAGATCAACACAGAAATCCCCGCCACATATGCCCACGGTTTCATTAGATTTGATTTCCCAAGTTTATCCTTGAAGGTGGACGAAGGGGAGACAGAGCATGAGTATACCGTCCAATTTGAAATGGTAGGATACACAACCGACACTGACAACTTCGTTGGGATCTGTCGTAGATGGGAGCTTAAGACCTACCCGACCTACGGTCCAGGAGTTATCGATAACGAAGCCCCTAACGATTCAGTAGAACCTGCTGGTTTAGAAATATTTGAATACAAACTAATTTAGGAGAAACAATGGCCCGCAAGATAAGCTTTTTTGATGGAGCTAGTTCAGAAACAACCCCGACCATAGGGAACATAGTCGCCTCAGACTTAGTCACATACGCAAACGACGCTGCCTTTGAAGCAGCAGAACAGGGCTCCCCTAAGAGAGGCAACATCTACTTCAGCACTGATCTAGACCTAGTAAGGTACTACACCGGGACTGCGTGGGTTAGCATCGTAGACGAGACAAGTACACAGACGATTGAAAACAAAACTATTGATGGCACTGACGCTACTGGTAACAACACAGTAACCACAGACGCCTCGGATGTCACTTACGACCCTGCGGGGTCAAGTCTAACTTCAACAGACGACCAGGCTGCCATAGACGAGGTTGCCGGAAGACTAGACACGAACGAAGGAGATATCGATGATTTGGAAACGCTTTCTGGTGTTCCTGGTGATACCAACTATGGTGTATTTTCTGGTACTACTATATCTGATAATACCACTACTAAGCCTGCTCTCCAAGAGTTAGAGACTGCCGTAGAGGCCCGCATACTCTCCTCTGAGAAGGCCGCAGCTAACGGAGTAGCAACTCTAGACGGGGCTGGTAAGCTCCCTGACAGTCAACTTCCGACCTCAGTAGTAGGCGCTGTTGTCTACAAGGGAACATGGGACGCAGACACAAACACTCCTACCCTGGCAGATCCCGGAACGCAAGGGCATTACTACATAGTGTCAGTTGGGGGAACGCAAGACTTAGGCTCAGGGTCCATAACATACGATGCTAAAGATTGGGTTATTTCTGACGGAACTACCTGGGCAAGAGTAGATAACGTAGATCCAGCTACCACTGATGAGCTCGCCGAAGGGTCCACAAACCTTTACTACACTGAAGGCCGCGTTACGGCCAACACTAGCGTTACTGCTAACACAGCTAAGGTAAGTGCTGATGGGTCTATCGATACTCACTCCGACGTAGACACTACTACCTCGGCTCCTGGACTAGGAGAAGTCCTCGAATGGGATGGGTCTAACTGGGTACCAGCTGCTGGCGGCGGAGGTTCCGGATCGGGAGGCGTTAACTACGTTCCTGAAGGGGACTCCAGAAATTCAGAAGGCGCGACTGTAGGTGACTGGGTTGCTTATTACGACGGACCTGTAGCTGACCCTATCGACGGAGTGGGTGGAGTAACAACAGGGCTTGGTCTATCTTCATCTCCAGCGTTTAAAGTTCGAGAAACAAGATCCATACTAATGAGTATCAGCACTGGAACTCCTCAAGGTTTAGGGATTAGTGTTGACCTTAATCCTATTGACCAGATGGACGAGGGGGGAGAGCTAACAGTACGGTTCGATTATCTGATATCCTCAATGATTGCATCAGTGGAACAACTACGGGTATACGTATACGACATTGATAACGCAACTCTTATCGGTCCGGTTAGAAACGATGATGACGGGTATGTGAGATCATACCAAAGCTCACTAAACTACAACACCTTCGTTGGGAACTTCAGTGCTACAGACTCCTCCAACTATAGGTTAATTTTACACAACACAGCAAGCACGGAGACTATTTACAACTTCGCATTAGACAGCGTCAGCGTAGGTCCATCCCCATTGGTTCCCGGAGCAATCGTTACCGACTGGACAGCATACACCCCGGTTGGTTCTTGGACGAGTAATGTAGAATATACCGGACAGTGGAGACGCGTAGGCAGCGAGATGGAAGTTAGAGTTGGCGTGACATTAACCGGGTCTCCGAATGCTTCAACGCTAACTGTAGATATGCCTCCTGGCTATGAGATTAAGATATCTAAGATGCCCAGCGAAGCTGACTATAGAGACCCAGTAGGAGATCTTTACATCAGAGACACTCTCCCCGCAGAATATCGCGGCGTGGTAAGGACACATGATATTGATTCGGTTAGACTTCAAATACCTAACGCAGCGTCCAACACTATCACAAACGTAAATGAGACAACACCGATAACATTTATTTCTGGAGATGAACTTAATTTCTGGTTCAAGGTTCCTATAGAAGGCTGGTCCGCAGGGGCTATGCTTAATACCGATGAGGTCAATCTTATTACCACAAGGGTAAAGGGAGCAGACAATGGCGGAGAAGTTTTAACCGCAAATGTTACTGATATGACCTTTACAGAAACCCTAGACAACACCGGGTCCTGGGACGGCCAGAAGTTTACTGCCCTAAGGGATGGCGACTATTATGTATCAGGATCGGCCTCCTACACTGCCGCTAACACCGCTATAGTTAATGCCTACGTGGATGGCACAAAGACATCCGTTCTCGGTGTGGGTGATGGGGCTTCTGTCAGTCAGTTCTCAGGTACCGTTTATCTAGACAAGGGAGAAGAGTTATCGTTACGAGTGGATGCAGGATCTACACTATTATCTAGCGCAGTAGACCATTCAATCGCTATAACGGGACTCCCTAACTTTACGACCTTCAGCGTATACGGGAAGACCGACGTAATACAGTCCGGCTCTGCTTTCGGTAACTACGCATTCACGGTAAACCAATGGGCCGATATGGCAGCGAAGGCGCTTCCGGGTGACGGCTCCAGGTGGGACGTATACATTCATGCAGTCTTTGATTGCAACGGAGCTACCACTACCACTGATATCAAGGTTGGGGTAGGTACAGTTGGAGGCAATGTGTCCCCGGGTATAGATGGGTTCGATTACGTTACAGGAACTAAGTCCAACGCTACAACACAAAGGGACACCATAACATATATGCTTCATGATGTAGCCGGAGGCCAGACTATTTACGCTAAGGTTTACGCCGCTACCTCCACAACTAACCTCAGGTATGCGCACAAAATGACCGCAAGGAAGATACAATGAGAAAGATGAAATGGTATTACCATACCGATAATGGACACCCTCAAATTGAGCTCTCCACACATGCGCCTATTGGTGAGTGGTATGAAATTGACGACAGATATCCATGGGCGGAAGTATACGATCTTTTAATAGACGAAGACGGTAGTAAAGCATTGTTTATTAGCGAAGAGAAGTTAGCAAATAGATTGGACAGTGAAACCCGGAGAGAGCATGAGCTTCGAAAACAGAAATGAGTATATAACCGCACAGTCTTCAGAGAAGGCAGTGTTGGCTTGGACACACGCAACTACCAGGCTCATAGAGTGGACCTTGGGAGCAGGCGCTGTCTATAGGAAAATAGTGCCTTACTTTGTGTACCAACTAAAGCAGCTGACTGTAGAGCTAACCCGTGTAGATACCCTCGGAGCTGTAGTTGAGGGTAGTTTCTACTACGATATACATACCAGCATAGTGTACGTGTGGACTAACGGCTCAACCAATCCCACAACAGACGAAGAGATGATATGCACATACCGCTTCTTCTATTCCAACACACCAATCACAGCCTCGTGGGACCTGTCCAATACATCAGATCACGTACAGTACGACCCAAGAATCATTCGCTCGCCTGGTTATAAGCATAAGATAGCAGTGGAGCAGGACCTTATATCGACAGTTGGTTCCGGAACGCTGCGACTTGAGAACAACGATGGCGGGCTGGATGATATATTCGACACAGTGTTCTTTGAGAATCAGGTAGTCGAGATCTACAGTTGGAACAGACAACTTCAGTTTGAAGATTCGCAGATCGTATACAAGGGTCGCATCCAGAATAAGAACTTCAACACCAAGGCTGTATGGTTCGTCATTAAGGACCAGATCCATGACCTACTTCAGAACGTCCCACAGGACGCCTATACAGACGCAGACAATGTAAACAGCGACATCAAGGGTCGATATAAAAGATGGATATACGGGCGCGTAGCAGGCCTCAAGCTACAGTCTCTTGACCAGATAGGAGAGGGTTACCTCATTACTGGAACGGTCAGTGGCGACCCTACTACGCTCGTTGTAACAGGCACTACTACTACATTCCTTGCAGAGCTAAGCCCGGGAGACAAGCTAACAGTTGAGAGTCAAGAGTTCGAGATCGAAAGTGTAGAGAGCGACACCTCGGCTACCATTACGGATCTTCCTGAATATGCCTTTACCAATCAGCCCGGATCCCTCAGTCCAGAGATACCAACAGTAACTAAGAACAGAGAGTTCCTCGTATCAGGTCATGCCTGCACGGAGCTATCTAAGACAGTTGTGGACGTTATACAGTTCAACCGCGTCCAGTTAAGCGACGTTATCGGGTTAGAAGCCGGAGACTTCCTTGAGTTTTCAACAGGCGAGCGTGTGGAGATCAAGAACACAGCACCGGGGGACATAGTTGTTCTCAGACAGAACCTGATACTCATTCCGAGCGTCTCCTCTACAGTAATCAGACAACCCGTACAGAGAGTCTTTGTTGAAGGGAAGTCAGTCGAAGCAGAAGACTTTACTATAACTAATATAGGAGCGCCTACTAACTCGTGTCAGGTAACGCTAGATTCAGACGTAGAGTTCAGGCTATCGCGAGCATCTAGTATCTCCATCGACATGACGTTCACTAACGGGACCAGAGACATCACTACAGTAGAAGTAGTTGATCTCCGGGACACATTCTCCCCAAGAGATTGGATCCGCCCAGCAGACCTCACGTACTCAACATACTACGAAGTGTTATCTGTAGAGGAACAGTCCATAAAGATCAGAACCTCGTTTGTAGACCCTACGATTACTGATACTATTACTGCTAAATTTCCGAACTATATCGGTGACGAAACGGTGATATCCGCAGACATTCTTGGCAGAACCGAAGACGGGGAGCCTAGTGGTGTTTGGATCCGCACAGGAGCGCAAGCGGTAAGAGACCTAGTTGAAAGCATAGGCATCACAGATTACTTCGCTCCAAGTTTCGACGAGGCAGAGCTAGATAACAAAGCCCTTATATCTGTAGCCGTACCAAGCAGCCCCGCTGGTAGTCAGGAGACAGTTAAGAGCGTAGCTGATAAGATCAATCTAAGTATAAACGCTGCCCTTACTTTGGGTCCCAACTTAAAGCTTCGCTATAGAGTGTTGAACCCACAGATAATTGAAGACGACCTACTAGAGATCTCTGACAGGGACGTTATCGACTGGTCCGTGCGTACTACTAACGGTAAGACCTACGGGAACTCTCTTGCTAGGTACAGACACGCAGATGTGGACAGGGCTACCCTTGATGCAGGGAACTTAGCGCTTACTTACGAGAGTGAATTCGTTCAGAACTATATCGGAACCAATCAAGGTTCAGAGATTGACTTGTACCTCTACAATGATAACGAAGCCAACATAGCACTGCACAGACACATATACTACAACAGCCTAGGTCGTACCGACATTACTCTTGAAACAGACCTCCGACTTGAAGCAGTCAAGATAGGCGACCAAATCCAGATAAACTTTGATCGACTATACAAGCGCCTCGGTGACAAGTCTAGCCGGAAGAAGATCTGCATGGTAGTGGGCCGAACAGTTACTGGCACTAAAATTAAATTGGACCTTACCGACCTCGGAAACATATACAACCGCTCATCTATAATCACGCCTAATACTGCCCCCGACTGGAGCGCTGCAAGTGAAGATGAGAAAATTAAATACGGGTATATCACAGACGACAACGGTCTAATTGATAACGACGAAGACACAGGAAACATCCACTTAATCTCATAGGAGACACTATGGCATACACAGTCATCCCAGCAGGCGACATAGTCGCAGGGAAACCGACAAAAGAAGAGATCTTTGATCAGATCAGAACAAACCAAGAGCACTTTAATGATGAGATTGAGGCTCTAAACCAGACGGCTATTGAAGACGTTATGAACTTTCGCTTCACTGGGTCATTAGATCAGTACACAGTAGCTGAAGTAGCAAGTAGGATCCCTACATACAAAGCCCCTATTTCTGCTACTATAGTTGGTTTCAACATGACACTTCTTGAGGCTTCAACATCGGGTACGCTTGAGATTGAATTAGACAAGTCCACAGACGACGGAGTTAACTGGACGCCCCTGTTGGACACCCCAGTGGAACTTACCGGAACTACTGTTGGTTCTCTCAGTGGCTCTGTTGACTGGGTGGATGTCCCGTCACAAAGCTTCGCCCAGGGAGATCTACTTCGTATCAGAGTGACCGCTGTACAATCAGGGCAAGGTAGTTTTCAACTTCACATATATGGAGAGTTATCATGAGCGCTAGTGTTATACATTTCATGGATAAAGGCATGTGGGCCTCTGAAGAATTCACTTCCAATGATACCTTCAATGTACCTGCCGGGATCAACGCAGTATTTATTGAACTAATTGGCGGGGGCGGGGCTGGTGCTGAAGGCGGAGACGGTAACGGCGGTAATGGCGGAAACTCTGGGGTTAGGTTAGTGGACGTTGTGCCCGTAACTCCCGGAGGAAGCGTATCTATCACGATAGGTCCCGGAGGAACTAACTCAGAGGCTGGCGGATCGGCTAAGAACGATGGCGGTCCCGGAGGGACTACTTTATTTGGCGGGATCATCTTTGCTAAAGGCGGCAGCGGGGGGTTTGCTCATACTCTATCCACATACCAGGGGGAAAATGTAAGCTCTTATCCCGGACAAGGCGCCGGGGGGCTAGCGGGAACAACTACTGGTACGGTTCTTATAGCCGGAGCAGAAAGCGGTCAAGATAGTATCAGGTATACAGGCGGAGGTGCTGGTACTGGCGACGGTGCTGGCGGCGGGGGAGCGGCATCTACATATGGAGCCGGGGGGGTTGGTGGTAACTATACTGTTAGCGGTACTGCTCCTGCTGGCGGAATTGCCCCTAGCTCGTCTTACGGAGCCGGGGGCGGGGGCGGAGGGTCCACTGATTCTGATAGTGCTGCCGGAGGTAGCGGAGCTCCAGGATACATCAAAGTAAGCTGGGTAAAACCTAACTAATAAATCTTTGCGCCTCCTAGTCGGTTAAACGGTCTCCCCGGCTGGGGGGTTGCATTTCATTAGCATGTAAAAAGATAGCAAATGTTTCCCACCATACCTTAACAGCAGGAGTACCTGCACTTCTCTCCTTCCACACCCGAAGGAATATCTGTTCAATCTCATTCATCTCTTTCTTTGTTAACTCAAACGGTATTTTAAATTGTTTAGTCTGCATTGATTCTCCTTAAAAAAAATGTAAGAGCCCCGCGGCCCTCTAACGATCTAGAGGTTTATAGGGACATGCCTTATCCTGCACACCTACCGCGGTTTTCCTACAAAAATTACCAAATTTCCTTACCTACAATATATTGTACCATTCTACCTTCATTCCTCTTCAATGCATAGTTTGGAAACACTCCCACATCCAGCACATTCTCAAACGTCTTAAGTGTATTAAACAACTTACCATACAACTTCTTCTTACAGATTACTCCATCGAAGTTTTCCCTGAGGGAGAGTTGGTCTTCTTGTCTGAAGTAGACATAGATCTTATCCCCCTCCTGGAGTAGACGTCCCGACCTCTGGGCTGCCTCCTTAATTCTTGCTTCATTTGTTCTCTCAGGATTAAGTACCGCCTTTGTGATCGTCTTTTTTGAGCACCAATCAGAAACATCAGACCCACTGTTAAAATTATAAATAGTATTTGCGTAATTGTTATAAAGATCATACAATTCATCCTTTCTATTCATCAATAACTTCTCGATTACCTCACCCATAAACTCTCTAAGAGCTGGTTCTTTCATTGGGGCCTTTAATGAGTTACCTTTTATTACAATCCTTTTGGGGTCCACCAAAACATAGTTCTTAGCCTTGACGATCAGCGCCTTGTCGTACTGTCCGTCATTCTCCCACCTAATCATATCTGGGAAGTTAGTATTAAGATCGTCTATTTCAGTAGTGAACTCCTCTGGGCTCAGCTTCTTGCCTGTGGTGTAGCTGAAGGAGTCGGTGTCCACGTTAACGATAGCGTACTCACGAGCCTTAGCCCACTTAACGCCCCGCTCTAGTATCTCTCTACCGTACCCGGTAACCTCCGCAGCATGGTCAGGCGAATTAAAGTTCAATCCGGGACATCCCATGAACCCATAGGCCGAGTTAATAATGATCTTCTGCGCTTGCTCCAGATCTCTATACTTTCGTTCTCCTGTTTCGTTAGCCAACTTTTTATTAGAGAGTCGCTCGTCAGTGAAGGCCTCGACCATTTCGAGGAAGTTGGCTTTAGGGTCTTTCTGGCGGCTGTAGATCTTGTACTCCCTGATAATCGAAGGGTATAGACTAGCAACGTCCACCTTGTTGACGTGACGATACAATCCGGGATTCCCGTAACTAATGCCTCCCGCGTAATGGTGCGTCTCTGACGCCTTGGGTAACGAGTGTCCCTCCTGTAGATAACTCCGAACTAAGAACGCATTGATCTGGCTCCCGGTAGATCTACCAGAGTTAATAACCTGCTGGAGGGTCTTGGGTATGGACTGTAGGGAATAGAAGTAAGGCGCGATCATTAGGTCGTACAACGCTAGAGCGTCATCAGCATCGTGCTCGGCATACGTGCAGATCTTCTCGAACTCTACGGGGTCCTGATAAGTATCTCTGATAGAGGCTGCATCGTAATACTGTCTATCTTCGCGCACGAGCCCTTCTTGCTGCATGATACTTTTAAGTCCATAGCTTTCATAATTTCCAGCGACATCGTATTTAATCGACAGAAAGAACGTGTCAATGAGCTCTCTCCCGAACACGGACACATCTCTATAGTCGTAGAACTGGCTTGCATCCTTTCGGAACTGTCTTGGGTTTTTTGCAAACTTAGCTTTGGACCCATCTCTGCCCAGCTGGAGCCCGAACACGCCAGAGCAATAATAAAGGTAAGGAAGGTCAAAACCAAATATATTGTGGCCCGTAAGAAAAGTCGGGTCCATTTTTCTGATCCATCTGCACCACGCATTAATCATCTCCTCGTTAGTTTCATAGTCACTATACTTGAATAGCTTGCGCATAACCTTCCCGTCTTTACGGAACGTATTAGAAATCAATACGACCAAAGAGGATTCGTCATGAGTAAGCCCGGTAGTTTCAATATCAAAGCTTAAGATGGACACATCGCTGGGCTCTAATCCCTTGAAGTAAGTGTATCCCTGCTTAACCATAAGCGATTCAGCTGGGTGATATACTCGGTACGAGTTGGCTCCTGATTGGCGAGCTTCCCTCTCTGCCAAGTACTGAACCTGGCGGGACTCGTATTTCTCCGCGTAGCGGAATGGGAGGTCCCCTTTAAGGGTAGTCATCCCAAGCTTATACTCGTGATCGTATATCGTCCAATACTCTACAGGCACCTCTACTGACTCTTCCTCGTGCCGGAATACCGTGTATGTGTCTCCTTTCAAAGAGATATTAGTAATCTTGTCTAGTTCGTTATTCCCGTATAGAAATTTAGAATTCATCAACTTCCCCTCCTACTGCGTATGTTTCTGTTTTCTCGTCAAATACTAACTGTCTTTTATTAAAGCCGCGACCACCACGCTGGGAAGTAGTAAGATAACGAGAAGCGCCATGTTTGTTAAAAATAATAGCGTTATCAACAGCCCCGTGAATACCGACTGAACCAAGTATAGACTCGGGGCCAATACGGTCTGATTTATTGCTGTGATGGATTCCCATAATATGTGTTCCGCTCTTTCGAGCAATTTCGCGAAGCTTCGAGAGTACATTGTTCACCTCATTGTAGTTGTTAAGATCTTGGATCCCAGCAAACAGGGCTAGGGTATCCACTATTAGGAGCGCTGGATTAGTATTAGCTATCTGCTCCTCTAATTCTTCAAACTCCTGCGGAGGTACTGGACCCACGTGGATTAGAATGTCATCGTCATTGGTCACGCCTAGTCTAGCAAACTGCTCTTTCAACATCTCAGGCTGCTCTTCGAGAGCTAGGTATAGGATCCGCCCCTGCTTACAGGACCGCTCCAAAAATGAGTCTCCTCTACATATGGACTGGGCCAGCTGTCGCACGATTGTTGACTTCCCCGACTTAGGGAGACCAACCAAAAGGGAAAACCCGCCGCGAGTAAGGAACCCATCCACAAGCCAGTCCACTTTCTTCTCATTAGACATAAGCTTACTGATCGGCGCGAAGTTAAACTTAGACTTCTTATGCGAGCAGGCGTTGTCCCCAAGAGCGGAGCAGTAGGAATGGAGCCATGTGCCATCAGTCTTACAGGCGTACACAGCCCCCCGGTAGTCGTCTCCGAATACATGGTTTATGACTTCACGCTTAAGGTCTTCTACGTTGTAGTCTACCCCTGTGCGGGCCTTTCTCAATTGATAAGCATTAATGCACATATAGTACGTTTGATCTTTAGTGTAGTTTAGGGCTCGACACGTAGTTGCGAGGGACATCATTGCCTGGTTACTTTCCCCGGCTTCGAATGCTCCGTTAGCTATTGCCCACTTACAATTGCTGAATCCGTGTGGCTTCTTGCTGAAATCTACCCCGACAGTGTCCACATCGTCAACTAAAAAAGTGTCCAAGGGACTCAACTCGTCAGCAGGGGGGACTGCTTGGGGATCGACAAGTTGGCCCTTAGACTTTGAATCATATACATAGCCTGACTGGTAGAACATACGTGCAGCGTCCTTACAGGCGTGATCAGCTTGAGGGAACTTAATAAGTAGGTGCCGGGCAGTGCTCTTAAAGACTGCGCCATCAGTTATCGGCTCCGACAGGAAGAGTATAACTCTGAACCTATCAGCTACGATTCCACCCTTTTCTTTCTGGTGATTCTTAGTAGGTGCAATTATATATTTGTAATCTTTAAATGCTTCCTTAGCGCCCTCAATTGAGAGCCCGTCATCGAAGTCTAGTCCAATGACATGGGCCTCAGTAAAATTCTTAGACGTTCTATGGTTATCTTTAAACAGGCCGCAGGAGTATGTTCGTGTTGTGATTACTCTTTCCAGAGATTTAAAACCGTATACCCCCAACGGTCTAAACTCACTATTCGATTCTGCGACAGATAGTTTCATTAGAAGTCTCCTCCTACTGTTCCAACCGCAAGCTTTGTACCTGCTCTTGGGTTCGGACTAGTTGACTTCGTATCATTCTCTGGATCGTCGCCAGTGGATACGTTAAAATTCTTAAGTAAGAAATACTTCTGGGCTCCGGTACGTGCCTTGTATATGCCCTTATCTCCGTTGTCGGTTCCGCATCCTATTTCTTGATATACGTAATAGTCCGAGCTGTTCTCACTATTGATAAGCTTGAACTTCGCCACAATAGTGGTTAGTTTCTGAAACTTCTTCGGGTCTCCTATGTCTTGTATAGATACGGGTGTACATTCTTCAGTCACCATTATGATGCCATGCTTGTTAAAGAGTTTTTGGAACGCTTCGGCGATGTCAGCTTCTCTAGCAAACGCATATCGCTGAAAAGAATTGTAGCCTTTCTTCTCTATGTTACCTACTGCCTTTTGCACTTCCAAAAGCTTCTCAGCCAGTGTTAGTTTCTTTGCTAATTTACTCATCTCGTCTCCTTTTTTATTAGCCCATTTTTGTCGTTCTTCCAACAGAACTTTATATAAGGGCATGGTTTACCATATATCTTTCCGCATGCTTCTAAATTCTTGTAGTATTTTCCACTACTTATGTTCTCTTCTACTTTCGTCATACTCTCTACAACTAGGTTCGAATGATACTCAGGCATGTCATCGATCAGTACCTGCAACATCTTCCTGCAATTCTTTTTGACCAAGATAATGAACCCGGCTTTCTTTATCTTCTCATGAGAGCAATACAAAGCTAATTGGGTACTATCCTGAACGGCAGTCCTGACATACGGTCTTGCTGCTGTCTTGTGATCCACCAGCACTGGTCCGTCTCCGAAGTCGAGGATTGCGTCCAATACACCGGGGCGTCCCTCTATCTCCTTCTGTATACTGATGACCTTCTTGATAGTAGGCAAGATGTCGCGAGCATACTCTTCAAGACCTAGTCTACCTTTAACTCTTAGGCTGGCCCAGGAAATGTATTCCATCGGCATCCCTTGAAGTTTCTGAGCCTGCTCTTCGTCGAAGACCCTCATGTCTATGTCTCTCTTGTCCCATTGGACATTGGAGAAATCTTCATAACGGAAGTGGTCGCGAAATACTTCCATGTACTTGTCGTCACCTAACAGTAGGGCGTTAAGCCCCTCGTCAACAGCGGTTCCAAACACCAATGCTGATGATGTACCTGAAGGGCGCAGCCGCTCTCCGTAGTGAAGCCTGTACATTTCTGGACAGGTTAAGTATTTCTTCCATGCACTAAAACTAATCTTGCTCATATTTGTACCTATCGTCTTTCCCTAAACCCTGCAATTCATGTTCCAACAGCATCAGCAGCCCGCAAGCGGCATGTGCTAGGTGGCTTATCTCAAACTCAGGGTCTAAGTTTTCTCCTGTGTTCCACGCGTGTAGGTGGCGCTGTATAGCTCCCTGAAGTCTACTCCAGTTAAAGCCCTCTCTCCAATTGTTATCACTGTATTTTTCCGCTCCCTTTGTAAAAACCTTAGCCACCTCTATCAGGGCAGCTGAAGGTATAAGTTCTATTCTGTTCTTCCCATGGTCATGCTTCGTTGCTGCTGCCGCTCTCTCCCGGATCTCCTTGACCTGGGCTGGCGTGATCTTCTTCCTTTCTATTCTTCTGCCGTAGTCGCTCATTAATTTCCCCTCGTTGTATTATAATTTCCTTCATTGCTTCTTCTATCCCGGGGAGCGTTAACCATACTGACACCCCCGCGACAATTCGTGGCTTCCTAAGCATCGTCTGCCACCGGGAACGAACCCCAAAGGCCTCCAAAGAAAGCCCGTTTAATTCTTGTCTCTTCTCGTAAGTCATTAGAACCCACTCACTTTGTCTTGCTTCTTGTTAAGCTTAGACCAGCTACCGCAGGCAGTACACTGCATCCGTTGGAAGGCAGTTCCGCCACTTATTCTCCAGCCATTACTGACCAGTGCGTCTTCGCCGCAAGTAGGGCATACCATTTCGTCAGGATTCACGATGTTCTTATTAACTGTAGAGTTACCGTGAAAGGGTCTAGTCTTGTGGTATATCTGCTGTAACACTTCAACGTCCATCTTGCAGTACTCAGACATATCATGCCGATCCTTAGGGGTATCTTCACCAAACGCAAATCGCTCCCACATTCCCCACTTATTACTAAATGTCATCTTATCATCCAGCTTGTAAAACTTAGCCACATTTGCCAAAGAGTTACTGTAGAGGCTAAGGTGAGACTTACAGATAACCTGAGTGTCTACATGGTGGATCTTCGGTAACGGAGGCATTCCATGCTTAGAGAGCCTAGTGTTCATAACCTTAACATCGAAGCGCTTACCGTTATGCGTCACTATTTCGTCTGCGTCGTGCAGGATCTCGTAAGCCATATGTACAAGGGCTGCATCGTTGTGAATATCATCAGCGTAGTCCCACACATTAAGTGACTTAGCTTTTGCTTGACCTTCGATCTTATAACCAAAGCACATGATTGTCTGTAGCTCGGCCTTGAATGTTCTACCTGGCCATGCGCCAATACTAGGAATGACTTTGTATATCTCTCTAGCATCAGGAAGAGTTTCCAGATCCCAATGTACTATCTTCGGTTTATTCACTTCTTGCTCCTTTGGTGTAGTCTACGTAAAGAATCCATCTGAAGGAAAAACCTATTAAGGGTTACCTTCTTGTCTACGTGCTGATTCTCCAAGTCGTTTATCGTTCTATTCATAATATCATCTTTTGCAAGATTTATACCGCCTTGATGGTATGCGTCCTGCCAACTCCAGGTATCGTTAGCATCTTCCATGAAGGCCTCGTAGATCGCCATGTCTCCACCGATGTACCGCATGAATCCTTCCTTACCCTTGTCCATCAAATCTGTATTCTTCATGGTGTGGTTCCGGTTAGCTTCCTTCCTTATCTTCTTTTTTTTGATTATAGGATCCTCTGGATATTTACCGTAATGGTATTCCTCGTTAAATTGTTTCATCCACTTCTTCTCCTCAGGAGTTAACTTATCCCAGTAGTCAATATGTGAGGGTTTCTTATCGTCGCTCATGGCTTGTCCTTTATTCTGTTAACCAGTATGTGCTTTACGAAGATACCGAAGAAACTACTCGACAGTGTAAACTGTTTATCCTCGTGCTGGTTCAGTAAATATATGATGTCGTCTCTATCAATGAGGTTATGCTTCGCAACCTCCGAATAAAAAACCATTTTAAGTTGATCTGTCTTCCTGCCAGTGAGCCCATGTAGCCACCGATGGAACTTAACAGGCACCGCTATCAGATTCTCTGGCCTGTTGTCATACTTCAAACAATTAATATGATGGACATGAACCCCGTCTTGGGGGAACACGCCACCAAACGCTTTACCGTATACTTCGTTATGCTCAAGGACACCGCCTGGTAGCTTTACGTACTGATTAATGGGGACGCGGGTTACCTTGCTCATGTTGCAATCCTATCTATGAGCCCTACCTTAAGTGCTTCTTCTGCTGTGTAGTATACATCTTTTGTAAACCAATTGGACACGGTCCGTCGCTTTACGTTCACTCTATCGAGGTAGATGGTCTCCATGTCCTTCAAAACTTTCTTGTTATGCTTAACCTCTTGAGTAGAGGAGGTAGCTGCATCTTCGCCGTAGTGAAGCAAAAACTCCGTATGCGGGTAGGCTACACGTTCGGTTCCCGCCTGGAGTATAATAGTTGAAATAGATGCGACCACTCCCATACAAACAATCTTTACATTGCCCTGTATATTCAGGAGGTTATAGATAGCGAACCCTTGGTTAACTTCGCCGCCTCCTGAATTAAGTTGTACCACTAGATTATCAGCTTTAAGTAAAGCGAGACCTTCACACGCAAGCTCATACATCTCCTCATTAACTTCGCCAGTAAGACGAAGAGTATTGTTTTCGAGATCGATGCCGCGTTTAAGTAGGTCCCTCATATTACTTCAACTTCGCTACTAAAACTTGAGTGATGTTGCGGGCAGCTGCAATTTCTTCAAACTTGCTGACCTGATCAAGAGAGATGACGCCATCATTAGCGAGCTTCTTCTTGAACTCAATCTGATCGTCCACGCTGTTGAATCGGATGTTGCGATACTGAGGATCAATCGCTACTTCGCGGTTACCTACCATGATCTTAACATCAGGACTGAGAACCAATTGATGGTAAGAAAAATCAGTACCATTTCCATCAGTGCCAGAAACCTTACGTACTGTACCGATCTCCCAGTTCTTAGCTTTAGCAATAATTGCTGTGTTATCTGCTTTAGTTGTTTCCATGTTTACTCCTTAGTGTAGTTTATCTGTTTTAGGCTTACTTAGCCTTTGGTCTGTCTTCAATCTTTCTCTTTCTCCTAATGCGTAGCCTATTAAAAATATGTGAAAGGCTTCAGCATCAAAAACGTCCAAGCTATCTGCTATAGTTTCCATGATATCAAACAATGTTCTACCACTTATAGCTGACAAGTAAGTAACGTGCAATAGTTGTTCCAACTCAGTAACAGGCCTCCTCTCCCCTGTTATGATTTCTATTATTGTGTCTTCTGTCATAGATCCTTCGTCCATCATTTCTCTACCCGTTTGATACTGAGGAAGCTAGAAATAACTCTGTCTAGTTCAGCCTTTGACGGGAGACCAGAGCCTCTCACCACTACTCTACCATCTTTAAAGAATATCATGGTAGGGGTAGCGAACACACCCATCACTTCAGCGCAACTAGTACTCTTAAGAGCGTCAAGCTTCTTGATGTGCAATAGCCCTTTGTATTTGGCTCTGACAACTTTAAGCATATCGTCCATTTCGCTACATAATACGCAGCGTTTAGAGGAGTAATAGAGGATAATCTTGGGTTTTTTGTCAACTTCCTCCTTTAGTTTACTCAAACAAAGGACATCTTCTACCTTCATGGGTACTGGAGTTCCCTTGTACTTAGCCTCTCCGGACACACACATTAGACTTACTATAAGTAGTATTAATATTTTCATTTTATCTCCTTTTAATTAAACATAAGTTACTTTCAACATCCATTACATAATCGTGACCTACTGGCGTATACCTGATCTGCTTCATACTCTTCTCGAAGTCCACTTGCCAGTATGTCTCATGTAATGCAAACGTCGTGCCGACCATAGGGGTAACTGAGCGTCCCTGAGGTAGGAATAACGTAATATGGCATACAACTGTCAATAAGTTAAACATCAGTTCTTCTCCCTGTATACGTAATCCACCAGCTCATTAACAATAGCCTTTAGCTTGTTGTGTGCATGCTTTAGTTCGTGGAGTTCCCTTTCAATAGATCCATCCTTATAATCTACTTTTCCATAAAGATCAATATATCTTATAAAATTAGGGCCAGTAACTTTCTCTTTTAATTCCTCTAATTCAGATTTAATTTCCTCTAACTGTGACCCTGATATTCTAACAAACATCATAACACCTCCATTTAAGTATGTTCATTCCAAGCTTCACACGCTGCGCTGCTTCCGAGTTATACACCCTGTACATCCCCGGGTCGAAGCCTAACATGTCCTGCACTTGCTCTATCTGCTGGAACGTAAGCGGAGCATCAGAGACCAGTATGAACTCTCTGGGCTTAACAGCCCTAGCTAACACGCGGTTCCTTCCCTCGTCCATGTTTAGGAATTCATAGTATTGTTTATCCTTCTTCATTTCTTCCTCCATTTAACCTTACCGCCTAACTGATCCACATACCATGCAATAGCGTCTCTAGCCTCCTGTAGGCTTAGGTAGTCTTCACCGAAGGATAGTTGGTCCCCGAAGAAGGTTATCGCTGTTACGGTGTCACCCATAGCGCATACTACGTGGTGTGGTAGTTCTATTGGTTCCTGGTCTACTAATACATCTATTGCTTTTTTCATGCTGTTCCCTCCAACATCACTGCTATAAAGATAAGATCGTATATAGCCTCATCCTCTGCGTTCTCATAAAGCTTAATGATCAGCTCCCTTCTCGTGGGGAACCTAAGCAATAGATGGTCAAGCGAATGCTCTGTTAGTAGTAGCTCACTTTGTCTTATTGTATTCATGTTAGTCTCCTTTTACACATCTTAATAAAAGCACCATACTCTTCGATGTCTTGCTCACTATACGCTTGATCGAGACCAATCTCCTTATAATGCTCTACCCAGTATTCGATCCGCTTGTCTACGCATCCTATTTGAATACGATCTTCGTGGCAATAAGCAAAGTGTCGGTCTCCTTGGAAGCTTAGTATTTCAGTTCCATGAAGATCCGCCCCCTGAAGATTAGCCCCCTGAAGATTAGCCCCCTCAAGATTAGCCTCCTGAAGATTAGCCCCCTGAAGATTAGCCCACCGAAGATTCGCACTCCAAAGATTCGCCCCATGAAGATCCGCCCCATGAAGATTAGCTCTTTCTCCTGCTGGATCCTTATCGAGCCATAATTTATGCTTTCTTAATATTTC